TATCTTTTGGAGGTAAATATGGTTTAAGTTGAGAGAATCTTTCTTTCTCCCACTTGAAAATTTTCTCTTTTAATTTTACGTTTAGAACTGCTGTATTCCTAAGACGTAAAGTCTCTTTAACTAACGTACCAGATCTTGGTTTCTTATCATTACCAGTAGAAGATTCTGTTAATTTAAGTTTTTTAGAATAGTCGGCACCAAGATTTGCAATAGGGTTTGCATCATACAAATCAAGTATGAGATCGTTATAATTAGATAACCCTATTTTCTTATATTCTTTGGTGTCGTCGAGATTCATCGATTTCTCTTCTGTTCTTCTATTCTTTGCTTTTCCTCTTCCAAATATTCATTGAGGAAAGATACGTAAATATCTCTCTCCCAAGGAATTAAATTTTCAACCTCATGAAGACTATATTTATGATGTTGAATTAGACCAAAATTAGTTCTAAAATAATCTTCAAGAGAGTTGTGAAAGAGGGTTATCCGAAAAAATCAGTCATGCCAGTCATGGTGTAAGAAAATGCATGTCCAGTTTTTGGATTTTTCAACTTAACCGTATGTGTTAATAAAGGCATAGTTTCAAAGAATTTACGAATTTTAACATAATCCTGTTTGGGCAAATTACCAATCCAAGTTATAAACTCATCTTTTGTTGTAGTTGCACTATCCCAAATTTTTTCAGAATCGTAAATTTTCTCAATACCACTCGCAATAATTTCAAAGGTATTATCTCCTTCTGAATTACTTTTAGCATAATCATGAATTGATGGATATTTCATCTCTATCCAAAGATCATCTCTCAATTCAATAGTTTTATCATGATCTTTTTGGAAAACAACTTTGACCTTTTCAATATTAATCTGAAAATTAACTTCAGTTTCATTGTCATCCGGACAAATTACTGTAAGATCAATAATTTCTCCAACTGATTTTGCACGAATATTCATAAAAAGATATTCAATATCAAAATTAGATATTTTAGTTGCATCAAAATTAGCGGTTTGAATACAATTAGCAACCGTTGCTTCTAAGGCATCTGCGATTTGTACCTCATCTTCACTTTCAAGTGCCATAAGAAGAATTTTCTCTTCCTTGACAAGATAAGGTCTGTACTTTACTTTTTGTTTAGTAGAAGGTACAGTGATATTGTATGTCGGTACTGTAATAGTTGGTAAAGACATGAATTAGACTCCATTTCATACTTTTATTTATCACTTACATACGAATATTCATAATAAAATGTTGCTTGGAATCTTATCGGTTGATTTGGACCATTATTTACAGTAATATCATTAACTAAGTAAGGATATGCTTTTTTTAATCTAATTCTAGATACTACATCATGAGTATCTTTACTTGATGCTGCAGATAGACGAGAACGATCACTACGAATTGGTTCTAATTTATCGATAACTATCTCACAAGTATAGTCATCATACATAGGCATGATTGAAAATTTTGTTCCAGCAGCAGAATTACCATTGTCTTTATCAAATCCAAACATATAATCACTCCAAGCTCTTAAAAATTTAAGTGGAGTGTGCTTCATATCAAGCAAAAATGCTATGGTGCATTCGTTGAAGTTTCTAGTATGAGCATATCTAATATTAATACCAGGACGAATACCTTTATGTTCACCTGTAGCAACACTATAACCCGGAATATTTACTTCATCTGCCAAATAACTTAACACTAACCCAGAATCGTTAACAGTATTTTCATTACTTTCATATGTAATAGGATCAATAGCAGAAAATCGAGTCAATCCAGACCCTTCAATGGAATTTTTTAACGTTCCATCACCTCCTTCACCAAGAAGAAATGATATTTGATATTTATTAGATGATGCAAGACCCCTCTCCCCCATCACCGTCTGTCTTATCTTATTGATATTCATCTAAATAAGAATATTAGAGTATATTTATATTTAGCGACTAAATTATGGCTTATAGTGGAAGATACAGACCGGTAAATCCCAAAAAGTACAAAGGTAACTTTAAGAATATAATTTATAGGTCACTTTGGGAGTTAAAATTTATGAGATGGTGTGATGGTAATAATAATGTCATTGAATGGGGTAGTGAGGAAATAATAATTCCGTACATTTCTCCCATAGATAATAAAGTGCATAGATATTTTCCAGATTTTTACGTAAAAGCGTACACAAAAGAAGGAACTTCTAAGAAATATATTATAGAAGTTAAACCATTCAAACAAACTAAACCACCTAAAAAACCAAAAAGATCTAGATCTTCAGAAAAATATTTAACAGAAACAATTACTTATGAAGTAAATTCAGCAAAGTGGAAAGCAGCAATAGAATTCTGTAAAGATCATCGATGCGAGTTTAGAATACTAACAGAAAAGGAGCTAAAGGTATGAGCGTCTTTAAAGAAATAAAAGAAAAAGATGTTAGAACTGTATCGAAACAAAGAGAAATTGCCTTTGATTATCTATTTAAAAGTGCAAGAGAATACACACTACCAGGCACTTTCTACTTCTTTGAATATAATCCAAAATATAAAGCAAATTTAAAGCATTGGGATAAATATCCACTTGTTTTAGTGACAGACATTTATGAAAATGGTTTTATGGGAGCAAATTTACATTATACTACTGCAAAACGTAGAACATCTCTTGCACAAAAGTATCTAAATAAAAGCATAGGATCAAGTTCAATGCCTGATAAATTGTTTCATAGATATATTATAGATAGAGCAGACAATATCTTCTTTGAAGTTCCTGATGATGATTTAATTGAGTATGCTGCATTGCCATTAGAACAATTCTATGATAATAAAAATCGTTTTGTTAGCGCCAAAAAAGTACAATTAGGAAATCGTAGATAATGTCATTTCAACACCTTTATCCTAGCAGTATTGGGGATGTAGATAAGTCCCTATATTTGAATTTTACCTGCTATGATTATAAAAATGCCGAAACTGGGTTTTCTGAACGTGGTTCTAGATTTAGAAAGCAAACATCTATTGACAACCTAATATCTGATTTCGACTTTACCAAAATCGATTTTTCCACAGTTCTTCCTCAGATACAAAATCCTTTTAGTAATAACAATAATAATAACAATAATAATAACACCAATAATAATAATACTATATTTAATTTAGATAACAACGAGGGAAAGTTTAATAACGCATCTACTGCAAATACTAAAGAACTATTAGGAACAATATCACTATATCTGCCTCCAAAAATAGAATCAAAATATAGTGCAGATTGGCAAAAAATGCAGTTTGGTGCTTTGGGTGCCGGTTTTGGTGACGGAAGCAACCCATTTGATATTGGAGGTGCTGTTGGTGCTGCTGGTGCAACTGGTGCTTCATATTTACTAGATCTTGCAAAATCTTTTTTACAAAATACTCCTCAAGTAGAAAATTTTACATTAAACGGATTGGTTGGAGCAACTCTTGGTATTAGTTTTAATGATAATACCATTCAAACTTTCAATAAAATGAATCCAAGAACATTTGAATTTGAATATATTATGATTGCAAAAAATAAAACTGATGTTGCCAATATAAAAAGAATTATAAAACAATTTAAACGTTCTATGCATCCTAGTGCAGAAGGTAATAGAACTAAATTAGTATTATCTTATCCTCTTGTTTGGAGAATTACTCCTACTGGATATCGAATTAAAAACTCCAATGAAGGATTCTTAGATTTTATGCCAAAAACAGATCTTTGTGGATTGGTTGATATGAAAGTTGATTATACTCCTGATAATAATATATCGCTCAATCAAGCAGGATTTGTACAAGCAGTAAGATTAAATTTATCGTTCACTGAACTTATTACATTAACAAGAGAAGACATCGACGAATTCAACTATTAATCCCATGGCATATTTTAACAAAGTTTCAGAAATCCTTTATTTAAAATACGACAAAAATCCCTATAATGGGGATTTTATAAGAATTAAAAATATATTTTCTCGTATTAAAATAGTAGACGACGTATTACCCCAAACAACTTTACTTGAAGATATTTTTGTCCAAAACGGAGAAAGACCTGATAATATTTCAAAAGAATATTATAATGATCCCGGTTTTGATTGGGTAATCATGATGATTAACAATATCAACAATCTTTATAAAGATTGGCCTTTAGAATCAAATGCATTGGAAAATTACATAAATGGAAAATATGCAGAACCATTAGATATTCATCATTATGAAACTATTGAACAAAGTTATGAAGATGATATAATATTAAAATCTGGGTTAACAGTAGAGGAAACCTTTCAATTTATAACTCCAAATAATATTACACTTTCTAAAAATGAATCAAGAATTGGAATTAGTAACGCAGAATATGAAAGACGAGAAAACGACAAAAAAAGAGAAATTCTAATCCTAAGACCAGAATTCCTCCCAGAGTTTGTGCGTATTACAGAGGATCAATTAAAATTCACCCCTAGCACAGAATTTATCAATAGTCGATTAAAAGTATCAACAAATTGATTAATTATTTTTCTTTGTAATCATACTCAATTTCAATTTTTTTGTGCTCTGTTCTTAAATCTGAGCAACTGAAATACCTTACATTTCTAGCTTCTAATAGTTTAGCAATACTATCCACAAGATTTCTTGCAATTGCTTCATTAGTTGCTTTTTTGCTATCATTTTCCATTAGGTCTACCTCCAATTTTATCCCATAAATCTTGAACCAGGTCTGGAGGTTTTACAGTCCGTTCATGCATATCTGGACATTTCCAGTTCTTCCACTTTTCAAGTTCTTCATCTGAAGGAACTTTAATCCTAACCATAGTACCTTCTTCGACAAATTCTTCGTTCATCGTGTTGTATGTCTCAGGTGTAATCTTATCAAATTCAGTCACGTTGCCTCCAATCATCAGGTTTGTCACGTTGAAACCAATCTGCCATCTCGTCAGTATTACTAAACCCGGTTTTATGATTTGATGGGTCCGGATCTCCTAATCCCATCCTATTCAAAAAATCATCCATAGATCCTTCCTTAATATCTTGAGATGATTGTCTCCTTGCTTTCTTCAACATCTCATTAGCTGTTGTATTTGCTTTAGCGAGTTTCTGTACCCAAACCATATCGTCTAGTTTCACTTCCTCTCCATTAGCAATACATTTACAAATAAACTCTAATTTCAATCTATAGCGTGTAGAAAGCATAAAATGATGTCATGTACTGATTA